TCTACGTCTGCATCATGTATATTAACTTCTCCTTCAGGAAGTTCTAATTCTAGTTCTATTTTTTCTGCTTCTTCTGGCATGGTTTCCTCCATGTGGTTGTTATGATAAAATTGCTTCTGGATCATCAATAGTTGCTAGAATCTCATCATCATTTAAAAGGCGCATATCGCCCCCTTCTATTTGAAAACGAGCACCAGCATATCTACCAAAGATAACCCAATCACCTTCTTTGCACCAAGGTCCCTCTGGGAATTTATTCAAATCACCATAGGCATCTGAACCCATGGCAACAACATACCCCACAACAGTTACAAGTTTTTCCTTCTCAATTGTTGTTTTAGCTATGTGAATTCCTCCTTTAGTAACTTCGGGTAAACTAAAAGGCAATATTAAGATACGATACCCCGTTGGACGTGGTAACTTATCTGCATGAGAGTCTAAATTTTCAGGAGTAATGGTATCAACTTGTGGTACTAATGGTTCCACATCTCCAATACTTCCAAAATTTACCACCCTGTCTGGAACAGTTTTGCTAGTCATTTGCATCCTCCATATTAGAATGTAAAGTTTGAATTTCCTGTTCAACGAAACTCAAACCTGCTATTTCACCAACTACTCTTTGGTATTGAATAAAATCCTCAATACTTCCAGCAGCCAGTGTCTGCGAGAGAGCATCTTTTCTCTCTCGAATTTTACGGAGCAAATGCTCCGTTGCTACGATATAGTCCATTAATTACTTAATGTATCTATACCAAAGAAGTCCTTTAGTTTGACCGTAAGCAGCTTTAACTTTTGCTTTTTCAGGTTCATCCAAGCAATAGCCCGCTTCTACAGACTTTGTTTTAGTGTCATCTTTCACACTAGGAAAACTAGGGGCTGCCTTTGTTTTCTTAGGTGAAGGAGACGGATATTTATCATTGTCGTAATACTCACGCATTATTTTCCTCCGTTTAATTTTCTGCTCTCTCGAACTGTTTTAACTAACTCAGTATAATTCTTTTCTGCATCAGCTTTTGATTTTTGTTCCAATTCCTGCAAATCTATCGCTGCTTTTGTATCTTCTACCCTTAAATCTGCTTCCATCTTTTCACGTTCAATTTGCGCATCCAATTGTGCTTTATCCATTTCAACTTGTTTGTCTCTCACGTCTTCTTGTTCTTTTTGCATCAATTGTTCTCTTTCCAGTTGTAATTGTTCTTCAAACATTTGACGCTGAGGATCAGGAGTTTCCATGGCAGCTGCCAAAGCTTGTGCCTGCCCTGTAACTTGTTGTGTTGCCTGTGCCGCCATCAACGCTATTTGATTCATGACTTCAGGCGGTAATTCTTGGTCTAGCGGAGGTAATGTCTGACCAAGTACCTGTTCAATCTGAATTCTATATAACATGGCTTGATGTTCCTGAATATTTGCTCCAATAGCTTGTGTTGCTTGAGGATTTTGTTGAACCATGGGATTTTGCATAAAAGCACTATGAGCTGCTATATACGCTTCATGGTTTTGAAATTCAAAGGCTTTTATGGGATTTCCCGTTAAAACCGCCTGTTCTTCCGTAATTGGGTCACGAGGAGGTATTTCCTCCTCAGGAGGTAATATGGCGTCTATATCCTTTACATTCAATGCAATATACATTTTACGGTAAGCTTCTCTTAAATTATGCAATTCTGGTGCAGCTTGCGCCATTTGTAGCTGTGTTTGTGCCAATGTAATTCTTTGCGTCATGCTAAAGATATTTGGGTCACTTACAGGGATTACGTCCACACTATTGTCAAAATCCTGCTTAAATACGTTTTGAGACGCCCCTTGTACTTGATAAGGGTATTCAGGAGGTAAAAATTCACCAAAAATGCGTTTTAAAATCTTAAATTCGGTTCTTTGGGCATAATGTAACCTTTTATGAATCGCGGACATGACTTTTTGCCCTTTTTCCAATAAAGCCACTGTTGTGCCCACAGGAGCCTCAGAATTACCATCTCCTGTCGGATCTTCCACGGTAGCCGCAAATCTTTTGCCAGAATCTACCAAAGCTCCCAATAATACGTTCAAAGTAGCACTAGGTTCTTTATAAGGTAATGGCAAAAACGAATCTTGTAATTTTCCTCCTGGAGCATCTACGTCACGCCATTCTCCAGGCTGTAAGGGGTCATCATGACGTTGAATATTCAATCCACGAGATTTAAAACCCGCTGGAAGGTTGGCAAGCGTTCCTGCATCAATCAATTGCCGTAAAATAGCCGTAACTGACTTGGTTAAGCCTCCCATCATGTGAATTAACCCAAATCCATAAAAACCCAGTCCTGGAAGGAACTTATAATGGGTAAAAAACTCCTTTTTCCTACGCATTGGGTCTTTTGCATCGTAATTTGGTCGTATCGCCAGAATTTCATTGTTATCTTTGCAAATTGTTACAACATAAGGCAACCCTACCCCTGTTTCTTCACCATTTTCGTTTGTATCCTGATAACCTTCTAAGTCTAAGTCCACGTGTACTTCTAATAATGTGTATTCTTCATCATTAATTGTTCGGGTTAACCCTTGAAGCTCATCAATTTTGGCATCAACCTGAGTAACCTCTGTGCTACTTTCAGGAGAATTCATCTCAATGTCTTTATAAAAGCCAGAAAGCTGTAATTTACGCAATTCGTTCTCTGTCATGTGAATTACGTGCGTAATTCGAGGCGTAGTCAACAAATCTACCGCATAATAGGGCACAACTAGGTCTTCTGACTTAATAAAACGGGCAACAGCACGTCCAACACCAGGATCATAGAAAACTTTTTTGAATGCGGAGCCTGAAAGGGGCAAATAAAACAATAATTGATCCATTTCTGGGTCATATTCTTCCATTTTGTAGGTAATTTGGTAATTCATGAAGTTTTTTACCCGATTTGCCTTTTCTGACTTAGTATCATCGCTTATACCCAAAACTTCAGTATCTACTGGACCGCCTGTGGGTAATAATTCTTTGTAAGCTTGTGCTTGAAACTGTGTTACCGCTTCCGCAAGGATGGGATGATGCACTCCTGAAGCTCCAACAAAAGGTTGTGACCTGGATTCAGAATTTATGCCCAATAAATCCAGTCCTTCGGTGTAAGCGGTAAACCAATCATCTCTGGAATCCAGATCTTCTTCATAAGAAGCTACCAATTCAGTCGCTATAGTGTGTAATTCACGATCATCCAAGGATTCTGCCAAATTTTCACCAAATTTTGCAGAAGTTTCTTCAGGCATGTCACTACCACGAATAATAGAGCCATCAGGCTGAACAAAAAGTTCCGTCTCCTCTGGAGGCTGTTCCATAATCTCTATTTCAATTTCTTGGGGATTAGGAGAAACAGGTAAAGGTTGTCTTTCAATTGCCATATCGGTAAATCATACTATTATTTAATTAATAATAAACCATTTCTCTAGGATAATATTCTTCAGTGTCAAAATAATCGCTCGTCAATTGCAAAAATCCACCCTCTCTGAACCGTGCCAACGCCAAAGTTGTTGCATCAACCAAGTCATCATTTTCACCATTGGGAAAATCACTAACTTCTTCCATTAATTCCTCCCCCCACCTGTTTTCTGGGCTCCAAATTCGTCCATCCTGAAAAATAGGGGACACCGAATTCAGTCTGGCTATCTTGTCTTGCCCTTTTCCAGGAGAAAAAGTATTAACAGGAATACCCACCCTGCGTAATTCTTGCACTAGGGGCAATCCTGAAGCTTTTGCCTCAATAATTACCGTATCAGGTTGCCAAAATTCATATAATCTTAAGGCTTCTGCCTTTAATTCAGGAAAATCAAACCGTTCCTTGATACAATCAATTAAAATTAAGTGAGCATCGTTACCCGTGTACATTTCTTCGCCAATTTTCCCCTCGGGGTAAAAAACACCCCACGTGGTTATGGCAGTATAGTCCGCTCGTTCACTTTTCAAAAATGCCGTATCATAGCTTTGAATAATATAGTCACATTTTGGAGGTTTTTCTTCTTCCCAAATTTGAAACCATTCTTTAGGGATGATGGAAATACCTTCCCCTGTGGGTCTTTGCATATATTGAGAAGCCCATTTGGAAGGGCTAACAGAGGCTTTTATGCTGTCCAATTCCGTTAATTTCCAAAAATTGCCCCAAAGTGGGTTGCCTGACGGCAAAATTGCAGGAAATTCAATCAATTCCCACTGATCTGCCTCTTTTTCCTGTGCCATTCGCTTAATCAAGCGTCCTGTCAGGTCTCTTTTAGACCAACGGGTCATCACAATGACAATTGCACCTCCAGGTTGCAACCTTTGCCGTGGACCCGTCATGTACCATTCATAAGCATCGTCCATGGCTTTGTCGGACATGGCATCTTGCTCGGAATGGGGATCATCAATAATGAACAAATCTGCGCCCCTACCCGCCAAAGCACCCCCTGTGCCTGCGGCATAATATTCCCCACCTTTGTTGGTCAACCACTTACCCGCGCTACGACTGTCAGCTTTCAAGGCAGTATCGGGAAATAATTGATTATAATCGTCACGATCTATTAAATCTCTGACTTTACGCCCAAAATTAATGGCAAGATCCGCCGTATGCGTTGCCTCTATGATCTTTAACTTTGGATTTTTGCCCAAAAGGTAAGCGGGGAACAAGTGGGAGGCGAATTCTGATTTGGTGTGTCGTGGGGGCATATTGATGATAAGGCGCTTTAATTTGCCAGTAGCTATTTTGTCAAAAGCTTCCGCCATTTTATAATGGTGATCCCCTTCAATGAAATCAGACCAAATGACTTTTACAAAATTCATGAAAGTGCTTGTGGACTCTTCCTGAAATTCCCGTTTTTCCAATTCCTCCAAAAGAACGGTAAATTCCTTGGCTTCCGTCTTTGTCATATAGGAAACGTCGATATTTTTTAGAGATTTAAGCTTATCGGCGTTAGAACTCATTTCCAGAAAGTATTTTTATCAATTGTCTCATCTCCTCAGCAGATAAATCATCAACATCTTCCAAGGAAAATTTTTCAATTTTTTCCTGAGCCTCTCTTACTGCACTTTGTTGGCGTTCTCTCACCCAATCTTCATAGGGACCTATATGCTTGGCTTTTTCGGGATCTGCAAGATCATCTTTGTATCTTTGAAAAAGACCGCCTATTCCCTTGGCTTGCTCAGGGGTTTCTCTAAGAGGATATTTTGAATATGTTCCATCATTGAATTGAATATTAACATCTTGAGTTTTGGCAAATTCTGGATTAGTCCCCCATTCTCCTCTTTTTGGATCTAATACAGTATATTCCCCCTGCTCAAACATTTTATCATAATCCTTTCCAATTTGGTCTGCGGTTCTGGATTCACGTGAAATACGAACTCCTGGATTTTCATCTTTAAAATTTTTAATTATTCTTTCAAAAGGAAGATCTGAAACTGTTGCCTTTTTGCCTGTTTTAGAAAAATAACTTGCAGTTACCTCATCACGTATGAGTTGATCATAATCCCTATTTGTTAAAAGTCCCTTTTTAATACCTTCCAACTGACTGTCATAAGGAGGACTAGGAGTTAAATCTAATGTAATATTCTTTCCTTTTTCATTTGCAGGAATAATTCGTATATAAGGATTATATCTGCCTGTTTTACTTAATGGAGGTATAAGCATTTTTTGGTAATCAGGAACAGCAAATGGTTGCTTTACCTTACTCTTAGCTTTAATCTTTGCTGCCTTTGCAAAAGGAAGTTCCCCTTGCTTTAATAATTCTTTAATTTCCTCTTGTTCCCGCAAATTTCTTGTTTCTGAGCGGTCAGCTTGTCTTTCAAGTCTTTTTGCATCAAATTCGTCTCCCTTATTTCTTGT